CCAATTATTAACGGATTAATCAAGGCATTCAATTACGTTAAAGACGCACTCAGTGACAATTTGGAAGTATTCAAAACTTTCGGCAGTTACGTTGCAACTTATTTAGCCCCGGTCATTGGCACGGTTCTTGGTGGCGCACTGCAGGTTGCTGGCAAGATCGCTGGTGGCGTCATTGACGTTATTGCTGGTGTCGTTAAGATTTTGAATGGTTTGATCTCAGGTGCGGTTGCTGGAATCAATGCGTTAATTTCTGCGTATAACGCAATTCCATTTCTGCCAAACGTTTCAAAGATTTCGACACCAAATGTCAGTGTGCCTTCGATCAAAACCCCAACGGTGACAACTTCGGTTCCTTCAATTCCTTCGATCTCAGCGCCTTCCACTGGTGGAGCAGTTTCCAGCGGCGGCGGTGGCGTGGCAACCGCAGCGAAGGCCGCTGCAACAACTGCAGCCAAAATTACTGGTTTGGGTGCTTCAGGAACTTCAGGGGTTAGCACAACCAGCCTTGCGGGAATCATGGCCGCGTCAGGCACGACAATTAACGTCAACGTTTCAGGCGCCGTAGACAAGGAAGGCACTGCCAGAACAATCGTTGACACCCTCAACAATTCTTATTATCGCGGCACGGGTGGCGCAGGGAATCTAGTCGCATGACCCAATGGACGCCCATTTGGCTAGTTGAAATTGACGGCGTTGAATACACTTCAGCGGTTTTAGCAAACCTGACCATTGAAAGTGGACGCACAAACATTTATGAGCAGGCACAGGCTGGCTACACAAACATTCAATTAATCGACGTCAATCAGGCGACAATTCCAGTCAACATCAATTCCACAATTTCAATTCAAATCAAAGACACATCAAATACGTTTGTGCCCATTTTCGGTGGCAACGTTGTGGATATTGGTTTGGAAGTCCGTGACGTCGGTTCGACCATGTTTACTCAGACTTATTCGATCACGGCACTGGGCGCGTTGGCGCGTTTGCCTAAAGCGTTGACCAATGGCGTACTTTCTAAAGCGTTCGACGGTAATCAGATTTACACGATACTTGCAGCCTTATTGCTCAATACTTGGGCAGATACCCCAGGCGCATTAACCTGGGCAACCTTCAATCCGACGACAACCTGGGCAAACGCTGGAAATACTGGTTTAGGTGAAATTGATCGTCCAGGTGATTATGAATTGGCAGCGCGTTCAAGCGAGCGAACCGACGTTTATTCATTGGTTTCAGCGCTGGCCACATCAGGGCTTGGTTACATTTATGAGGACGCCCAGGGGCGCATTTCCTACGCCGACGCCACTCACCGCAGCCAATATCTATCGGCAAACGGTTACGTTCAAATAACGGCCAACCAAGCGCGTGCAGCTGGCTTGCGTACCGAAACCCGCGCAGGGGACGTGCGAAACAACCTAACCATAAAATATGGGTCAACAAGCAGTGCGGAAGTGAGCGCCAGCAATGCCGCGTCAATTCTCAGCTATGGCACCCTTTCGCAAATCATCACAACAACCTTGCACAATTCAGCCGACGCGACCGCCCAGGCTAATTTCTACCTAAACCTAAGAAAAGACCCACAACCGATTTTTAGCGAAATTACCTATGACCTGACAAATCCAGAAGTGGACAACGCAGACCGCGACGCCCTAATTGAAGTCTTTATGGGAATGCCAGTGGCGATCAATGACCTACCTGCCAACATGGGGGGAATCTTCCAGGGGTTCGTCGAAGGCTGGACATTCCGCGCGGGTTACAACACCCTTTCAATCTCACTCAATCTTTCGCCCGTTGCGTATTCTTTACAGGCGTTGCAATGGAACGAAATTTCGAACACCTTTACCTGGTCGGGCGTGTCGCCAACGCTAGACTGGGCGCGTGCAACAATTGTCACTTAATAAGGAGAAAATATGACTAACCCAACCAGCAATTTCGGGTGGCAAATGCCAACTTCGACTGATTTGGTCACAGACCTGCCAGCCGATTTTGAAGTATTTGGTCAAGCCGTTGACACTTCACTTGCCGATCTTAAAGGCGGCACAACAGGTCAAATTTTGGCTAAGGCGTCAAATACCAACATGGACTTCACTTGGGTCACAAATGACGTTGGCGACATAACTGAAGTCACGGCTGGCACTGGACTTTCAGGCGGTGGCACTTCAGGCGCGGTCACGTTATCGATCGATTCAACGGTTGCAACACTTACTGGCACACAAACGTTGACAAATAAAACATTAACAACGCCAGTGGTTACGATTGCATTTAATGCACAAACTGCCGCCTATACCCTGGTTGCAAGTGACGCGTCAAAACTGGTAACAGTGAGCGACACCGTTTCAAGAACCGTCACCATTCCACCTTCAGTTTTCAGCGCTGGTCAAATAATTAATGTGCAACGAATTGGCAGTGGGGCGGTTCCATTCGCGGCAGGCGTTGGCGTCACAATTACTTCAACAGGTGCAACCTCAGCCGCACCAACACTTCGGGCGCAATTTTCAGCGGCGAGCATTATCTGCACCGCTTCAAATGTCTTCACAATTTTGGGCGATATTGCATAATGTCAATTTTAGGAATTGTGGCGTCACAAAATTATCCAAGAACTGTATCAGTCGAATACTTGGTCATTGCAGGCGGTGGCGGTGGCGGTTCACAAGGCGGTGGCGGTGGCGCAGGTGGTTACAGGACGGCAAATGGATTTGCTTGTGAATTAAACACCAATCTGACAGTGACAGTCGGCGCAGGTGGTGCAGGCGGCACAACGGCTGGCAATAAAGCCAGCAATGGTAACAATTCAATTTTTAGCACCATTACATCATCTGCAGGCGGCGCTGGCGCAGGCGGCGCTTCAGGCCAAAGAACCCCTAATACTGGTGGTTCTGGCGGTGGCGCACCCGTTGCGCCAGAAGCAGTCAATGGCGCGGCAGGAAATTCTGGCGGATATTCACCTGTAGAAGGTTACGCTGGTGGAAATAGCGTTGCTGCAGCTAACTATGGTGGCGGTGGTGGCGGCGGTGCGTCTGCGGTTGGATCTAACGGCACGACAACAAATGGTGGAAATGGCGGCGCAGGTAGTGCATCATCAATCACTGGTTCGTCGGTTACTCGCGGCGGTGGTGGCGGTGCAGGCGTTTATGTGAACGGATCAGCAGCAGGAACAGGCGGCGCAGGTGGTGGTGGTAATGGAAACATCGGGCAGACTGGCAATCCAACTGCGGGAAGCGCAAATACAGGCGGTGGCGGTGGTGGATCGGGTGAAACTGGCGTCACGGGGGCAGCAGGTGGTTCTGGAATTGTAATTCTCAAGTATCCTGACAATAGAACCATAACAATTGGTGCAGGATTAACAGGAACAACCGCAGCACCTTCAGGCGGATTCAAGGTGACGACAATGACTGCTGGCACTGGGAATGTGAGTTGGGCATAATGGCACACTACGCATTCTTAGATCAAAACAATATCGTTACAGAAGTTATTGTTGGCATTGACGAAAATGAATTGATTGAAGGACTTAAACCTGAGATTTGGTACGCTAATTTTAGGGGTCAAACTTGCAAGCGCACTTCGTACAACGGCAACATGCGATTCAATTATGCTGGGATTGGTTACACATACGACCCAATTGCCGACGCATTTATTGCGCCAATGCCAGAATGCGGTCACGACGAATTGACGTTAACAGAATCAAAACGCTGGGAATGCGGAAACGAGGAACACAATGTCATTTCCTAATGCAACAAATGCTAGGTTGATCGAAGTCGCAGCGGGAGAAGTTGGCACGATTGAAGAAGGCGACAACCTCACCAAATACGGCAAATTTACAAAAGCCGACGGGTTGCCCTGGTGCGGAAGTTTCGTAAATTGGTGCGCTGCACAGGCAGGCGTCAAAATTCATTCAGTGGTCAGCACTGCAGTTGGCGCGCATAAATTCAAAGAAATCAATCGCTGGTCAAACATTCCACAATTGGGCTATTTAGCGTTCATGGATTTTCCACATGACGGCGTTGATCGCATTTCACACATTGGAATTGTTGTTGGATTAATTGACAATAAAACATGTTTGACGATCGAAGGAAACACCAGTGGGACGGGCGACCAGCGCAATGGTGGCATGGTGATGGTTAAAGTCCGGGGATTTGGTGAAGGCAAAGAAATTGTTGGTTTTGGTATTCCTAAATTTACGCCTTACAAGGGAGAATTTCCTAGTGTTGAAATGCCAAAAACGGCAGATAAACCAAAGAAGGAGAAAACCAAATGGAACAAGCCAAAGCCCTAGCAGCTTCCTGGGCACGATCATTTATGGCGGCGGCGCTCGCCTTATACATGGCGGGTGTGACAGACCCAAAGACACTTGCAATGGCAGGTGTCGCAGCGGTTGCACCAGTGATTTTGCGCTGGCTTAACCCAAACGACAAAGCCTTCGGTTCTACGGGGAAGTGAACCGCAGATTCGCGGCGGCAGGGTTGGTCTGGGCACTTGCACTAACCCTGACCGCTTGCGGGTATCAGGGGTGGACACGTTATGAATGCCAGGAATTCGAAAACTGGGAAAACCCAGAATGCCAAAAACCGCAGTGCGTCCCTACTGGAACTTGCACTGACGACATCATTGGAAAAGAATTTACAAAAACCGTACCGACGCCGCACCCCTGAGGACGTCCACGCTCAACTGATTTTAATTATTGGTTCAACCCTGGCACTGGTTTTTTTGGTCGTGACGGTTGGCATAACTTACGCGCTTATATTCGTAACCCAGCCAATCGGCGCCCAGGCGCCCAACGACGCAGCGTTTATTGATCTATTGAAAACCCTGGCTATTTTCTTGACTGGTTCATTGGGTGGCGTACTGGCGGGTAATGGGCTGAAATCCAAATCTAAGCCAACGGACACGCCGACAAACACGCAAGGTTCTTGACCGCGCGCCAATCATGCGTCACCCTGAGATCAGGTGGTAGCAGTTATCACCTAGAATCGGGAGAATTCAAAATGACAATGGAACAAATCATTGGTTTTGTCATTATCGGACAATTAACCATCAGCACCATTATTTATTCAATGGGCTATCGTGACGGCAAATCAGTTGGCTACCATGCAGGTCGATCAACTGGAATGGCCATTGGAAGACAACAGGAGCGTCAACGCTAATGGGATTCCTAGACAACTACGAAGCAAGCCGCGAAAGACTAGAACGTTGGATTAAGACTTACCCAACAGGTCGCATTGAAACAAGAATTGTCGAATTTAGTGCCGAAAAGGGTTACGTTTTGGTTGAAGCAAAAGCGTTTAGAAACCATGACGACGTTTTGGCAGCTGGTGTCGATTATGCCTATGGGTACCAGGCTGCCTATCAGCCCAACATGCGTCGCTGGTTTGTGGAAGATTCGGTGACGTCAGCAATTATGCGGGTGCAACAATTGGTCATGGGTGGTGCAGAACGCACGACGAAAGAAGTCATGGAGCAGGTCGAACGGGCTGCAGCAGTAAAGCCACAACCCGAAGCGCAACCAGATTACTGGTCAACCAAATTTGAAGACGAAAAGCCCGTTGCAACACCCCTGGCATCAAGCCTGGGTGAGATTGCAAAACAACTGGGCGGTGAATTACTCCCCGAAGCGCCAATGTGCGCACATGGTCACATGATCTGGAAACAGTCACATGACGGGGCACCTAAGAGTTGGGGTGGTTATTTCTGCACCCAGCGCAGCAAGGCAACCCAATGCCCACCACGTTGGCACGTTCTTGCCAGCGACGGAAAATGGAAGCCACAACTGTGAGCGACTACATTGAATTGATCAATCCCAAGACCAGAATTTGCAAAGTCATTCAAGACGGCGAAATAGTCACCGAATATAAATTGGAGCAGTGCGACAAATGTTCACAATTGGCCAGGCTTGATGACTTCGGTTATCAGCGCGGATATTCCGGGGAAGCCGTGTTGTGGTTTTGCGGTGCCTGCAGATGAGAATGCTATTGAGCAAAGAAGAACAATTTATTTGCCATGAAGCAGCAATTCATTTGGCGCGCGGGAATCCAAATTACTGGGAAACCCGCGACGGCAACTATTCGAAAGACAAATCGTTCCACGAACTTATTGCACAGGACGCCGAAAGTATCGGAAGCGAATGGGTTGTGGCTAAGTACCTGGAACTTTCATTTGACCCATTTGAACAAAAAGGTAAAGTGAAAGCCGACGTAGGGCACAGGTTCGAAGTCAGGTGGACGAAGTACGACGGCGGGCAGCTGATAGTGCATGAGTACGATCGACCAACGGACGTGGCAATTCTGGTAACTGGCAAATCACCTCGCTACGTCATTGCTGGTTGGATACCCATTGCAATGGCACAGAAAGACCGTTATAGGTCATCAACCCAGCCAAATTGGTGGGTAACGCAGATCAACCTTCAGCCAATCGAAAACCTGAGGAAAACAACCTATGGACAAAACTGAGTTTGAATGCCGAAAATGCAAGAAGATTACGGTTCAGTTGATTCACAAAGTGACGGACAACCTTCCACCTGGTGTCGAAGTGATTCAATGCACCAAGTGCGAAGTCATGGGGGTTGCACTGATAGGAGATTCCAATGCCGATCTATGAGTTTGAATGTTCAATGTGCAAAATCCGTGTTGAGGTGGATCGATCATACGACGAAGACCGTTCAGCCCAGTGTTGTGGCCAACCCATGACGCGGTTGTTCTCAGCGCCAGGGGTGTCGTTTAAGGGTACTGGCTGGGGTCATCAATGATCATTTACAAATGGCAATGCGCATGCGCAATGTGGATTGAAACCGAAAGTGAAGCACAAATGGAAAAAGCCAAAACCCGACATTTCAAATGGCATGTTAAACGTGGTGACATCAATGAATAGTTATCCACAGGCTAAACGCACAGTGTGCAAAACCAATTATAACAAAACGTTATCAAATTGTTATCAAAATGTTATAAACGGGCTGGCATTGCGTAAGCGTAAAGGACTTGCATGGGGGGTGTACGCTGGAAGCATACAACCAACACAGGGACTATCTACCTTCCAACAGAATGAAGTTCTTTCATCATTCAAGGATAAAGATATAAAGATAAAAAAATGGCTGGTCTTGATCGTTTCAGCCTTAATCGCAGTGCAAGGCGCTAATTCTGCCTCAGCTGCTAACTACTCAAAAGACCATTTGAAGTTGTACGCACATTCCAGGATTCTTATTTATGATGAGTTTGTGTGCTTCAATCGCATAATTACTAAGGAATCTCAATGGTCATACACTGCCCGCAATGGGTCACATTGGGGATTGGGTCAGATGAGATCGAAGCACTATGGAACACTTGACCCATACAGACAGATTGACGCAACCATCAAATACATCAAGAAGCGCTATCAATCGCCGTGTAAAGCCTGGGCATTTCATAAAGAAAGGAATTGGTTTTGATGAGTAGTGCATTGAAGAACAATGGTTCAACAACCAAGTGGCGAAAGATTAGGGAACGCATACTGCAGCGTGATGGCTACACATGCCAGCATTGTGGTGCAGAAGCCAATTCAGTTGATCATATTGTGCCTAGAAGCATGAACGGCACAGATGACGAATTCAACCTTCAAAGTTTATGCACACCTTGCAATTCAGCGAAGGGGGGGCGGTTTTTTAATACACCTAGAACACCCCTGACCCTTCCTGGTTTAATTTCCCCCAAAAACGATTCAAGAAGCCATGAAAACGACTGAGAAGCCCTCAGAAGGTCACCAAACGGCCGTAGAAGCCCTCAATAGCCCTCAAACGGTTTTGGGTAGGGACACAGATCAGGAAAACGCCCTATTTGGCGTTCAAACGCCCAGAATCCACACGCCACTGAACGATTTGCCTTCACGCGGGGGTGAATTGATCGATCTGGCGACAAGTCTGGGCATTGATCTCATGGAATGGCAGAAATTTGCCCTTATTCACACTCATAAAATCAAGCCTGACGGGCGCTGGGCTAGTCCAGTCAACACAATTGTGGTGGCACGCCAAAACGGAAAATCGTTTCTGCAGCTGATCAGGATTTTAGGCGGGTTGTTCTTATGGGACGAAAATCTGCAAATTGGGTCAGCCCACAGACTTTCAACCTCGCTGGAACAATTCCGGGCAATGGTTCAGATCATTGAAAAAAATGAATCGTTGGCAAAACAGGTGAAGAAAATCCGCTGGCAACATGGCGGTGAGGAAATCGAAACAATCACTGGCAATCGGTTTATTGTGCGGGCTGGTGGTTCGGCGGCGCGTGGTGTTTCCAGGCCGTCGACAATCCACCTGGACGAATTGCGCGAAATGACGGACATTGAATCCTTCGCTTCGCTGCGCTACACCCTTATGGCTGCGACCAACCCAATGGTCATGGCGTACACAAATGCTGGCGATTCCTCGTCAGTTGTCTTGAACCAATTCCGTGATCGGGCGTTGGCTTCGATTGCAGGCGTTGCTGACGACATTGGTTATTTTGAATGGTCAGCCCCAACGGACGAAATCAGCGTAGAAAACGCAAGGCACGCCAACCCGTCAATGGGCAGACTTATCCATGCCGATAATATCAAATCGGTTCTCAATGACCCGCCTGACGTCGTAATGACCGAAGTTTTGTGCCGTTGGGTCGTGGCGATCAATAGCGCGGTGGACGCGGCTTCGTGGGGTAATTGCCTGGACAAGTCCATTGATTTGGACATTGACAAATTGACCTGGCTGGCTATTGATCTTAGCCCAGACAGAAAACACGCCAGTTTAGTTGGCGCCCAGAAAATCGGCAACGAACAATTTGTGGTCAAGTTGCTTCACACCTGGCAAAACGATCTGCAACTTGATGACAAGGCAATTGCCAACGACCTGGCAGATTATGCGCGTAAGTATCCAACCGAATACGTTCTTTACAGTCGCAAGACCAGCGCAGCGGTGGCCGCGCGCCTGGCACCTGCAGGAATCCCAATTTTCGACATCGACGGCGTTTACCCACAGGCGTGTGACGAAATGTTGTCAGCGATTAATAGCGGTCGGTTAAAGCACAGGGGTCAAAGTCAACTTTCGGAAGAAGTATTGGCTGCGGTGCAACTTCGTCGTGGGGACGGTGGCTGGGTAATTGGACGGCGGGCTTCGCAGTCGGTCGTGTGCGCTGCAGTAGCCGTAGCGCTTGCAACACACTTCGCGACACGCCCAGAGAATGATCTTGACATCATGGTTGGTTGAACTTATAACCCTGACACAATTAGGGCATGAAATTATTTGATTCATTCACGCGCAAGGCTGAGGCTGCCGTTCCAGTCGAAGCCAGCAACGTGGACGCAGCTGCAATTGCGCCGTATTACAGTGAAGTAGGAAATCTATTCCTATTTGGCGGCGTAATTACGGCTTCGCGTGCAGAAGCAATGAGCGTTCCTACATGCGCCCGCGCGCTCGGAATTATTCAGACCGTTGCTTCACTTCCAATGCACACACGTAATGAAGCCACTGGCGAAAAGGTCACACAACCGCGCGTAATTAATCAACCTGACCCACGCATTCCAGGGACAACGTTTTGGTCATGGATTATTTCAGATTTGTTCTTTTTTCCGAATGCTTACGCATACGTTATGGAACGGTACGCTGACACAGGAAAAATTCGTGCAATGGAACGAATCGCACCTGAGCGCGTAACCATTCAAACAAACGGCATGGGTTATGAAATTGTTTCTTATCAAATTGACGGCGCTTACGTCGACCCAACAAACCTAGTTGTTTTTCAGGGTACGCAAGAAGGTTTGCTTAGTCGCGCAGGTCGCACGATAAAGGCAGCGGCGGCACTAGAACGCGCAGCAATGAATTTTGCAGTCGAACCAATTCCACAAATGGTTTTGAAATCAAATGGCACATCATTGCCAGCAGATCGCGTTTCAAAGTTGCTCACCGCCTGGCGTACTGCGCGAGCAAATAAGTCAACCGCATTTTTGAATGCTGACGTTACATTGGAAACATTGGGTTATGACCCAAAGAATTTGCAGTTGAACGAAGCCCGGAACTATGTCGCACTAGAACTTTCACGCGCGTGCGGATTACCTGCTTATTTCACTGATTCCCAGCAATCAAGTTTTACTTATTCAAACGCCTTAGACAAGCGGCGCGACCTCGTGGACTTCGCGTTTAGAAATTACATGTCGATCATTGAACAAAGGTTAAGTTTTGTGGATTTCACCCCTGCTGGAAATCGTGTGTCGTTTGATTTGGACGACTTCCTGCGTGGCAATCCTTATGAGCGTGCCCAGGTTTATGAAATCTTAAATCGAATCGGCGCAATGTCGGTCGAAGAAATACGCGAGGAAGAAGACATGCTGCTATGAAAAAAGTCATCACACCAATGCAAATCACTGCGGCAGATTCCAACAGTCGCACAATCACAGGCCGCATTGTCACGTTTGAAGAAACAGGCAATGCTTCAATCGGCAAGGTTCAATTCGCTGCTGGTTCGATCGAACCAACCGCCGTTTTGCTTAACCTAGAACATGACCGTACACGTCGAATCGGCAAAACACTTTCAATTGAATCAACCGACAAAGGCATTGACGCAACTTTCAAAATTGCCGAAACAACTGCGGGAAATGACGCACTAGTTGAAGCCCAAGAAGGTTTGCGCGACGGTTTTAGCGTAGAAGTTTCATTTGACGAATACGAAACCCTAAAGGACGGCACCGTTCGCATTCTTGCGGGTGAACTCACTGGGGTCGCCTTGACGTCAGAACCCGCCATTCGTTCAGCCCGCGTCGAATCAGTCGCGGCAACAGAAGACGAAATTTCAGATTCGATAACCGAAACTGAAGCACCAACACCAACAGAAGGAGAAGACAAAGTGGAAGACACCGTCAAAGACGCTGCAACCGCCGAAACGGTTGAAGCCGCCCAGTCAATCACCGCAACTGCAAATGCAGTCGGTGGTTTCAAATCAGCACCACGCATTGAACTAACTGCTGCTAAGTACCTTGAAAACAAGGTTCTTGCTGCAACAGGTGACGAGAATGCACGTCAGTACGTTCTTGCAGCTGACAACACAACTGACAATGCTGGTCTAGTACCAACACGCCAACTTTCAGAAGTTATCAACGGACTATCAACAACAATCCGCCCAAGCATTGACGCGATCTCTCGCGGCACATTGCCTGACGCGGGAATGACTTTTGAAATTCCAAAGATCACAGTTGCACCAACAGTTGCAGTTGTAGCCGAGGACGCAGAATTTTCAAACACCGATCAAAACAGCGCGTTTCTTTCAGTGGACGTCAAAAAATTCGCTGGCCAGCAAAAATTCAGCGTGGAATTATTGACACGCACTAGCCCATTGTTCTATGACGAATTGCTCAGAAATATGGTCGCTGCAATGGCTAAGGCACAGGACAAGTATGCAAACGATCAGTTAGTTGCAGGCGCAACTGCTGACGCAACTTCAATCGCAACATACCCAACTGCAGCCGAATTGCTAGGTGTTATCGCACGCGGTTCAGCAAGTGTTTATGCTGCAACTGCAGGCCTTGCAAATCCATTCGCACGCAACATTTTGGTCAACACTTCACAGTGGTCAAACCTTATGTCACTAAATGATTCAGGTCGCCCAATCTACAACGAAGTAACAAACCCAATGAATCAACCAGGATCAGCAACACCTGGTTCATTGCGTGGACGCGTTGCCGGACTTGATCTTTACGTTACTGCAAACACTGCAGCAACAACAGACATTGATGATTCAATCATGATCATCAACCCAGACGCATACACATGGTACGAAGGAACTTCATACCAGTTGCGCGCAGAATCAACTGCTGACGGTTCAATTACAGTCGGCGTTTATTCCTTCGGTGCAGTGGCAACCAAAATTGGTGCTGGTGCATTTGGCGTAAACAAGACCTGATAACTAACCCAAACTAATCATGCGGCGGGTTCTCCCGATCTCGCCGCAGCCGATCGAAAGGAACGCTCATGCCTAGTATTGTCACCGCAAGTCAACTGCGAACAGTGCTGGGCGTGAGCGTTTCCTTATACAGTGACAGTTATCTTGACGAAATAATTAACACGTCAGAAGCCGTGATTTTGCCAATGCTGGTTGCTAACACTTCAGCAATTCAGTCATACAAACTTGAATCAAACGTGGCTTATTTTTACACCCAGCGCAGCCACCATTTTGTTGCAGGTCAGTCAATTATTGTGACTGGTCTTCCAGCACCGTTCACCGCGACCCACACAGTCGTGACCGCAACTGAGTATTCATTCACCGCTGCATTGACTTCATCAAATGTCACATTGCGCGAGATTATTCCAATGGGTACGGCCACACTTTCAGGGTATTCAGCCTCAGACATTTACGCAAACAACCCTGCAATCGAATCAGCCATTTTGGCAGTTAGCGTTGAAGTCTTTCAGTCACGCGTTGCAGCTGGTGGCCAGATCGAAGGCGTCGATTTCACTAGCACGCCTTACAGAATGGGCCGCAGTCTTACAAACAGAGTGTCGACATTACTCATGCCGTTTTTGGACGTTGAAACGGTCGTGCAATAGTGCCAGCCAATTCAGTTGCCGAAACCCGCGCAGCCCTAGCCAATTCTTTCAGCGCACTTGCTGCCAACATTTATTCAAGCGTACCTGAGGCGCCGATTCCACCTGCCATTGTAGTTGTGCCCGATTCGCCTTACATGGAAATTGTTTTGATAGGTAAAGCCAAAACCCAGGTCAAGATCAATTTTGCAATTTCAGCCATTGTTGCTTCGAATAGCAACGCAGGTTCACTTGATAACCTGGAAAAACTCATCATGGGAATTCTTGCGGCAATGCCCGCAGGATACGTTGTTGGACAAATCGAAAAGCCGACGGTTCTGGAAGTGGGACAGTCACCAATGCTGGTCGCCGACATCAACGTTTCAACTTACTACACACAGACAACATAGGGGACAAAATGCCAACGACAATCATTACTGGTCGCGATTTAGTCGTGACCATTGCAACCGTTAACTACGACGCGCAGGCGACCAGCGCAACACTTGCGAACAGTCCAACCGTCGAAACTTACCAAACACTGGACGGCAAGGCTTATAAGCACATTGACGACCAGTGGACATTTGACGTGTCAATGCTTGCTGACTGGGGCGCTACAGGTTCATTGTGCGAGGCACTATGGTCTGCCTGCGAATCAGCACCAAACACAACATTGGCAGTTTCGCTAACTGCAGTCACGGGCGCCGTTTTCGCGTTCAACGTAATGCCAGTATTCCCAGCGGTGGGCGGGGCAGCACCAGACGCACAGACCGTTGACCTATCATTTATTGTGGTGGGAACACCTACTGAAACTTTCAGTTAAAAACTAATAATCGGGAGAAAAAATGAAACTACCAATCACAATCGAATATAACGACGGTACGCAGGCGACCTACACGGCTGCGCCACCTGAGTGGGTAAAATGGGAGAAGCACACAGGCCACACAATCAGCCAGGCACAAGAAAAAATCGGTATTTCCGATTTGGTCTTTCTGGCCTATCACGCCATGAAGCGCGAAGCCGCTGGGAAACCAGTCAAGCCAATCGAAGCATGGACTGAAACGATCGCTGAAGTGATAGTCGGTGAAGCAAACCCAAAAGCCACCCAGTCGGAAGCCTAAACCGAATTGTTTGGGAGTTGGCCTTAGCAACCAACTTGCCGAAAGAACAATTTGAAACGGCTGAGGACATTTTGACAGTGCTTGAAATTCTGGAAGGACGGGCAAATGGCAGCTGACGCAATCAGTTATGACAAGAATGAGTTACGCGCCATTGTCCGTTCTTTCAAAGCAATGGACGAAGAAGCAACAAACCAGGCAAAACAGGCAACCAGCGAACTGGCCACCTGGGTTCAGGGCAAGATTCAAGCCGCCGCGTCAAACCGTACCCGCAACCTTCAGGACAACCGTGTTGCCGACGGTTCGAAGGTTTCAAAATCTTCAAAAATTGGTGAGATTTCATTTGGCTACGCTGGACAAAAATTAAGTGGTGGCGCGTCAACCCAACAGATTTGGGGCGGTGCTGAATTTGGTTCTAACAAATATAAACAATTTCCAGTGTGGTCAGGTCGTGAAGGTCGCGGTTCTCGCGGCTGGTTTATCTATCCAACCCTTCGAAGCGTTCAACCAGATATTGTCAAAAAATGGGAAGAATCGTTTTCTAAGATAGTTAAGGAGTACAACTAGTGGCTGGCAGTCGTACCCTCAAACTTTCAATCCTCGGTGATGTCGACAACCTAAATAAATCGCTAAAAACCGCGTCGGCTGACGTTGATTCATTTGGCGACAAAATGGGCAAGGTTGGCAAAATGGTTGGCGCAGCCTTCGTTGCTGCCGCCGCTGCCGCTGGTGCTTACGCAATCAAAATTGGTATTGAAGGCGTTAAAGCAGCGATCGAAGACGAGAAGGCACAGACACAATTGGCGCTGGCGTTGGAAAACGCAACGGGCGCGACAAAAGCGCAGATCGCTGCCACCGAACAATCTATCCTTCAAATGTCATTGGCCACAGGCGTTGCTGACGACGAATTGCGCCCAGCATTGGGTCGCCTGGTTCGATCAACTGGGGACATTACAAAAGCGCAGGATTTATTGGCCACCGCATTGGATATCAGCGCCGCCACTGGTAAGCCAGTCGAAGCCGTTGCCGTTTCGCTATCTAAAGCCTACGACGGAAACACGACCGCGCTGGGCAGATTAGGCATTGGTTTATCAGCTGCGGAATTGAAAACAATGTCATTTGAGCAGGTTCAAGGTCGTTTGTCAGATTTGTTCGGTGGTGCTGCAGCCCGTAACGCTGACACTTATGCTGGACGAATTGCAAGAATGCAAATTGCGTTTGACGAGGCAAAGGAAACAATCGGTTTTGCGTTGTTACCTATTTTGGAAAAGGTCATCAATTTTATCAATCAAAATGCGTTGCCAGTTATCAATGCGTTTTCAGGTGCCTTCAGCCTTAACGGTAATGGCCTGGGTGGAATTATCACAAATCTTGGAAACACAATTGTGAATGTTTTCACTCCAATTATTAACGGATTAATCAAGGCATTCAATTACGTTAAAGACGCACTCAGTGACAATTTGGAAGTATTCAAAACTTTCGGCAGTTACGTTGCAACTTATTTAGCCCCGGTCATTGGCACGGTTC